CTACCCCCGCACCAACCGATATGTAATGGGTGGTCCCTTGCGGTATGCTTATATCGGTGTTGGTGATCTTGGCGTACGCGCCACCACCGGGGGTTGAACCTCTGCTGCCGCCAGCGCCTATCGCCTCAAACGAAAAAGGAGCGCCAAAATCATCCGGTACCGTATAGGTAGTGCCGGATGTTATGAAGACGACAGGCATTACACCGCTCTAGTAGTGGTGTTTCAGGGGGCCATGGGTACTAAGCAATGCGAATAATCGCGTTAGTAGCATCCGCCGTGGGGAACACGATAGTGAACGTACCTGCCGACACGACCTTATCCCCTCCGAAAGCCAACGTTATCACCGCACGATTGGAGTTGGTCGAGTTGTAGATCATTGCGCCGTTAGCGGTGAACGATGCGGAGGACCACGACACGTCGGCAAAGTCAGCAAACCCGGTAGTGCCCGAGGTAGTCGGCGTGATGTTGGTCAGGGAAGAACCGCCAGCGGTATACGCGGTACCGGAAGTATTGGTGATTTCGTTGGTCGCGGAGTAAGCAGTCGTAGCCGCGCCGTAGGTGGCGGTTGAGGTGTACAACGCGATTTTGAAGGTGTTACCAGTCGAAGCGGTAAAGTTATGCAGGGCTTGCATGACCTCGCCTTTGAAGCTGGTGCACATTGCTTGAGTAACGGCCATTTTTAGATACTCCTTACGAGGTTGGCAATATCCGCATTGCCGTTGTGCTGAAGTTTTGCGCAGATAGTTGCGCGTTCTTGAGTTGCGGCTTCCCGCAGGTAGAACTGAAGCACACCGCGAATTTGTTCCTTGAAGGCGTTAGCTTGATCGACGATGGCGGGGTGGCTTTCCCTACCGACGTAAATGATCTTGTCGAGCGCACGCTCGGCAATCTCTTCCGGTGTCCAACCGCGACCATCCACCGAACTGACCACCACACTGCCAACACTGCCTAAACCTACGTTACCAATCATGGAACCTCCACTCGTGTTTGACCTGACCTATAAGCGTCACGCCTATCCTTACCATCGCCCAGCACCTTGAGCAGCATCAGCGATTCCTGATACTTGGCCTCGTAATTGGCGATGATATCTGCCTCGCCCTTCTGGAAGATAGCGGCTTCGCGCAACGACCCATACAACAAGACCGTTTCGAAGTTATCCCCCAGCCATGAGGTACCCGCTGTCACGATGGAAGCCGGATAGTAGTAATAGTGCAACTCCACCGCGTATGAGGCATCAGGGGTAGGCCCCATGATTAGTGAGGTGGAATCGAACTGGGCGTAGTGTGTAGGAGTGCCGGTATCACTCGGCGTAGGGAAGGCTTCACGGATGTAGTTCACATCCTTGTTCAGCAGGAACGACTGCGCGGACGTAGTTGGGTCAACCACCGCAAGCGAAAACGTCGCCAGCCAGTCCGTGGGCAACGTCAGATATTTGTTGCTCGCCGTCAGATTTCCGACCTGATTCTTGCGAATCGCCGGGATTTGAACGCTGTTGTAGATGCGTTCTTCTGCAAGCTGAACAAACGTGGGGATGTTGGAGACGAACGTACTCTCCGTGGTTTCCACGTAATCTTCGATAGCCGCGACTAGCTGGGTGTAATTCACTTAAGCCCGCCCATTGGGCCGGTGCACTTCTTGCCCTTGACCGCACAACCGCCACCGCGCATGACGACGTTGTTGTCTTCTGCGCCCGTCTGCGGGTAGCCGATATCCTCTTCCTTACCAAGCGGAGCGGTGTTCTTCTTCGGCTGCGTGTACTTGCCGATGGGAGGCGTGTTCCACCCGAAGTAGTTGAATTCGGCCATTACCGACCCCTCCCACCCGAACGCTGGTTCATCACACGGGCCATGTTGCGCCCCATGCTTTTCCTTTCCATCGAAGTGACGCCGCCCTTCTTCATCTTCTTCATGCCGTGCATGCTGCTTTCGTGGCCTTTGACAGCCTTGTTGGCTTCCACGTCGGCGATGCGCTTGACTTGCTTGGTGTCCATCTTGAACTCCTTACGTAATAACTACTGTTACCGTACCAACCTGCCCCACGCCAATCAGATCGTTCGGGGTAAGCCCGCTATCAATGCCACTAGCACCACCAACTGGATTCCAACCCCACTGGAACACCCGGCTACCACCATCACCCGTGCTGGCGTAGTAGCTAGTATCGGGCCTTGGATTGCGTACGGCTTGCGGGTCGTTGACCGGATACATGCCAAGCTGCAACTGCGGGTGATCAGGGTCCCAACACGTAGGGCAGACCAGAATGTTCACATTCTTGGTCTTGATTACCAACCCGCGTAACTGCTTGAGCTTGTACCTGAACCCGCACCGGTCACACTCCGCAATTGCGAATTTACCAGAGGCGAAACGATTTGGCATCGCTACCTCAAAAACGATTCTCGCGGTACAAACCGCACGGGAGCCTTTTCCCTATCCTCAGTCGATGCCCAATCCCATGCCTCGTCGTAGTCGGCCTTCAGCATCTGGATACGCGCCTCTGCACCGGGGATTTTCTTGGAGAGGTGGTACGCCAACCCTGCAACCATGCAGGGGAGAAGTCGGAACGGAATATCCTGACCGTTGACGCCGTTACCAGCGTCGTAGATGCGCCGCAGCCGCCAGTACACAAACGTATAGGTTTGGCTGTTATCGGGCTTGGGCCACACGTGTATCTGGGGGGACACCACCGTGTTGGCTGCGTTGGTAGCACCCGTCTTGCGCTGGAACCACACCTGAATCGGACGGCCCGTGGCGTTCTTGTTGGGTATCGTAGCGTAGGTAGAAACGCTGATCCGCGAGATGTTGATGTCGGTCTGGTTGGTCCCCGTACCGGTGCGGATCACATGATCCAGCAGATCGATGGTGTCTTCGGGGATGTCGTAGTCACCTACGTTGTAGGTCAGCACCTTCTCGCCCTGCTCGATAGTCCACAGGTTGATGCCCTTGTTTGCCCACTCGATAGTCAGCAGGTTGAGGCTACGCCGCGCCGTACGCATGTCATAACCACTACGAAGCTCCGCCCCGCAACGCTCAAACGCCTCCTCGACCAGACTATTCAGATCAAGGTTGAATGAGGATGTGTCAGTGGTTTTGTACGCCATTATCTATACCCGGCAGTTTTTCTTGTGATGTTCTTGGCCTCGTTCACCTTGCTTTGAACTTCACCACCCTCTTTGTATAGCGATACAGGCTCATCCCCGTCACGCTTACGGATCGTGCGGGGTTTGGGTTGCTTTGAGGGGGCTATGGCCCCCATTCCACGCGAAGGGCGCATCAATACATCTTGCAGTTGGTTTTCCCACGGCTTTCGATACCACCACCGCGAGAGAACTTGACCGCACCGCCCGTAGCCATCTTGATCGTCTTGCCTTGGGTCTTGCCGCGAAGCTCAACACCACCACCCTTGGCGTACGGGGCCATCTTCATTTGATCAGCGGCGATAGCCTTCTTGGGACGCATGATCGAACCACCCTTGGCAAACCTCATTTCTTTTGCCTCGGCTGCTTCGTGCTTGATCATCGACTTAGGTGCACCCTTCTTCTTGAAGAAGTCCACTTCCTTGTTAACCATTGCTTTCGATTCTTTCACGTTGCCACCTTTCGAAAACTCAATGTCGGTTTCTGGTTTCCCACGGGTATTTAATTTTTCGGGCGTTTTCGATTTCAACCCGACATTGCCGGTGGGTTCCAACTTGCCCCCATAGTCAGCTTTACGCTGGGCCTCCTTCATGGCATCCAGACCTGACTTGTTACGTCGCTGGAACGCCGCTTGTGTAGCCGCGTCAGCAGCGGATCGGGCACCGCTATATGCAGTTTTAGCTGCTCCTACACCACGCCCCATAGGGGTCAACGATGCCGCAGTACCAAGCACTTCCCCCATACGTTCGGAAGCCGCTTCCTTCTCCTCGGGGGTACGGCTACCAAGGGCACGTGACGAAGCACGATAGCCGATGTATCGACCGGTATCTTCTGCTTTGCTGGCTGCGGGGGCCGAAGAGGTAAAACTCTTTCTCGACGTGTTACGACTTACCGCATCGCTGTCGTCTTCCTTGGGTGCTGCCTTGGCTGCGGGGGCCGAAGAGGTAGAACTCTTTCTCGACGTGTTACGACTTACCGCATCGCTGTCGTCTTCCTTGGGTGCTGCCTTGGCTGCGGGGCGGGGTGTGGCTCGCGGGGCGGCTGCGGGTTGTGACGACCCACCTTCCTGCTGCTTGCGCACAAACTCCATCGCACGAGCGCGAGTTTCATCACTAATCCCGGCGTTTGGTCCCTCGGTAACGCCGCCCTCTTCAAACCGTTTTCCCTTGCGCATGATTCCGCCCTTCTTGAACCCAGAGTACTTGTCGAGACTTGCAACCGGCAGGTCCATTCTGCCATGTTTTGTATCCCGTTTGCCAATCTTGGCATTACCGGCTTTGGTAGGCATTATACGAACCGTCCCTTGGTCTTGCCGCGAGTTTCCACGCCGCCGCCACGAGCAAATCGCTTACCCATTTCGGTACGGGTAGTGGGGGCGCGTTCTTCTTTCTTACGCATCTCGGCGTCTTTCTCCTCCTGCGTTTTTTGCGGGGGCGGAGGGGGTGCTACAGCTTCTTTGCGGTACTTCGCAGCACGACGGTTAGCGTCGTCGATCACCGCTTGGTTTTCATCAGCCATGTTTCATTCCTTTTAACGTCTGGGCGAGGCGGGCACGTTGCCCAAGTTTGCCGGGTTTAGCGGCTGCTGCGGCGAGCTTCTTGGCGGGAATCTTTTGACCTTGGGGGATACCCATCTGCGCATGCAAAGCACCGGGCTTCTTGATCGCCTTCTGAATCCACTTCTCAGCCATTTGGGCCTCCCTTCTTGCGTCCTATAAGCTGCGCAATCGTTTTGCCGGTAACCATCTCGATAATTCGGAGTCCCGTCCACACGATACTAAACAACGCGGCAATTGTAGGAAGCATTTGAAACAACGTAGCGAAAGCGGTGAAGATCGAAACACCGTCGATTACGTGCTTAACGGTTTCCTGATGCGCAGTCATGTCAACAATTCCAAGCTTTCAAACTTTTGTTGATGCGGCTGTTGGGGTCGTTCGCTGTCTTGGCAGACGTGAGCTTCTTCTTCATACCTGTCATCCGGGCACAGAATGAGTCCCGGCGACTACCACCTTCTGGTTGTGGGCGTTTCAAACCGGGCTTCCCCGGATTGGCGGCATTGTAAGAAGCACGTCCCTTGGCGTTCAATCCACCTTTTGGGCTTTTCCCTTCCTTGCGTTGCCATGCCGGGGTTTTAGCCATTACGCGTCCTCAGCGCCTTCGAACTCGGCGCGGAGTTTGATAATTGCGTACAAGGCGGCACGGTCTGCACCAGCCACATAGTCCGTTCCAGCGATTTGCACTTTGCCAGCGGAAAGAGGTTGCTTACCGGCATCCCGAGCCTCTTTGGAAGCGTAACCGTAGAAGGTGACTTCCGTTCCCTTGCCTTTGAAGTCTTCTTGTACGGCCCCTATGTTCCAGTACGCCGCCGGAATTCCGAAGTCAGTATCAACAGATTTGATGAGGGCCATAGTTATGT